CTGCCCCTCCAAGGTCCGCTGGCCTCACCGCTAGAACAGCGCCGGAGCTGGATGTGCTGGTGGTTGTGCTGGCAATAGTCGCCACCACCTGTGGTGCCTGCTCTCGACGCGGCAACAAACTCTGCACATGGATTGACGACGCCCCGTTCTCGGCAACCGCTATGACCGGGGAAAACAGAAGCCCTCCTTCAAAAGGCTTTGTCTGTGTGGACTCATCAATACTTCGACCATCAAAGGCCCCCAGTACCCCACCAAATTCATCAACGACAAAAAGCCCCGGTAGGTCCGAGGGCTGGATTTCAAGCGGCCCTGCGTAGGTTCTAGCATCATCGGAGTAAAAGGCTGCGCCACCTTCCGCGTCCCCTACGATCGTTGCGCCTCCCTCCGATACAATCTCGAACGATGGAGCCACCAGCCGCTTATCAGAGAGGAGAGCCTGCCGGCCGCCCTCGCCATCCGCCACAACAAGGATTTCAACCTCTGGCGAAGGATAGGAGGTCGGCCCGATCAGCTGACCGAACTTGTCATCTACAACCCCCAGATTCTCCTCTAGGGCCCTGACCTTGGCCGCATTCGGGTAGCTGTCGACGTAGGCCGCAGCACCAGACTCATTGCGGTACACGCTCATATACTCATCATCAGCGCTCGAAAGAACGCTGAAATTAGTGCCGTCTGCGGTACCTGCCAGCCCCAGCGCCACCGACGGGTAGGGCATCGCCCCGCCCAGCAGCGTGGCCAGGTTGGTCATCACCATGGCATTTGTCGGGCGAAATACCCCAGGGGAAACCTCGACCATCTTGATTTCCGGCGACAGTAGCAGTTCGTCGGTCTTGTCGATCGTTTGGGTCAAGCGTGCGAGATCTTCTGCTCCGCTCATGTTTACTCCAGGCGAAAAAAAGCCCACCGAAGTGGGCAGGGAATTAGGTGGCCGGTGCGCCGGGCCATGATTTGGTGTACCAGCGCTCCAGCAGGGATCGCAGTTGAGCGGTCATTACCGTGATCGACATGCCGGCCAGCAGCGACGTGAACTCGGCCTCATCCACAACCGGCAGTTCGAACAGCTCGAGCTCGGCGGTGTAGCGCCACAGGTTCACGCCGACCAGCTCAGGCCCCTGGTAAATGTCTGTGAACCTGGCTCGCGTCGGCTTGATGCCGAGCGGGCTCTTGATCGGGCAAAGGAACCAGTCCGCATAGTCAATGCCCCACTTGCACCACCCCTCGAACAGCTGGGCCTGCTTTGCGGTAAGCAGCCAGGAAACACTGACCATCGTGGGGACGCTGCGAAACCTTCGCCGTTGCATGGCCCGTCCGCTGGCCATGGTTGTCCTGACAATCGGGCTCACCGGCGAAAAACCGTAGCCCTCGCGCAGCGGCAGCGGGAGTCCGTCAGGTATAGAGAGCATCAAGTAGATCCCCGTGGTGGTGCGAAGTTGTCGTCATCGGCGTACACGCGCACGTCGTAGTTCACGGCTTCAGCTTTGGCCGTGTAGTCATCCGGGCCAATGGACTCGATAAGGATCGGGTAGCACCACCTGGCAGTCGTGCCGAACAGCAGGTAAGGCGGCTCAATGTCCCAACTCAGATCAGGTTCGAAGTCCAAGCCAGGAACCGTCAGCCGGGTCTCGTCAACCCGGGTGGCAGGCCATGGGCCGCTGACCGTTCCGTCTGGCTTGCGCAGACCGACAACGTGACTTGCTCCCTCCTCCCAAGTCAGTGGCTCCGAGCTCTCCAGCAAGGTAAGGCTGTTGCCCACCTGGAAATCGATTAGGACGGCGCTCTGCCCGTATCCTGGAATGTCATCAGCTGCAGCGCAGTAGCTCTTGTACCGGCTGTTCATCGCCGAGAGCTCGGTGGTGAAGCTGTAGCCATAGCGCTGGTACTTGTAACGACGGCGCTGCCTGATGCCGATCCGCCAGGCCCTGTCTCTGTTGATCACCCCCTGCAGCGTGATCTTCTCTGTCTTGGCACCAGCGTCCCCGGAGAGCCGACACTTGACCGTCTCCTTTTGCCAGGTGCTTTCGTCGACATACTCGACATCGACCCCGTCAAAGTCGTCAGGCCTGACAGAAGTGAACTTGCGCGTGAGGTTCCCGATGATGTTCTGCGGGGTGTACATGTGCTCGAACACCGAGCGCGGCTCGTCACGCACTGGGCGGATCAGGCCGCGATCAATGGTCAGCTCCGCAAACCCGGCCATGAGTGCATTGTTCAGCGCCTCAAGGACGGTCTCCTGGCCAGTCACTGCAAGGTCGAAACGATCCTCGCGGGCTTTCCAGATGGCATCAAGTCGATCCAGCTCAGGCAGGTCAAGGTCATCATCCGTGTACCCAATCGTGCGCGCCACGTGTGCCACCCACGGCACGATGTCGCGGGTCGGCGTCTCCACTGCCCAGGCCCCGCCGCTGCGCACCGGGAGCACCCGGGTAGGTCGGACGGAAACCATGGTCTCGGACTGGGCCGAAAGGCGGTTGCTGCCCTTGACGTAAACCACCATGACCGTGACGCCTTGGTACCGGCGCGGTACGCGCTCAATGCGCCCGCGCAGGCCGTACCACTGCACGCGGTCCTGTTTGTTCGATGTCGTCGATTCCTCGCCAATACGGCGAACGCGCACCTCCGGCCGCATGGCTGCCGGGATAGAGATCTTCCGGGTAAAGCCCATCTGATCGGGCGACATGGCGGTGTAGGTCGAAGTTACTGAGGTCCAGGCGCCGGCGGTTGTGATGTCGCGGTACTGGATCTCGACTTTGACACTCACCTGACGCTGATTACCGTTCTTCTCGGTGTAGCGGATCATGCCTTGCGGGAAGAAGAAGTCGATTTCCAGGCGGCGGGTAACCTCGCCCTCTGGCACCACTGCGAATGGTCCGGACCAATCGCCCTCGGTGGTCGATCCATCGAGCACGATGTTCACATCGCTGGTCTGCAGCGCATCGAACCCTGCCCAATCATCATCCCCGGCGCCCGCATCCGTCAGGCGCGAAAGGGTGATAGCCGATGGGCCGTGGCTTTCGTCCACCTCGGTATCGTCGTCATCCTCCTCGGCGTCATCGGACACGGCGGTAATCCGGTAGCGCAGACCGCGATATCCGATCGAGGCCAGCAGATCGCCCGCTTGCAGGCCGATCGCCGGCGCGCCACCGTCATAGGCCAGGGTCATCTTGGCGAACTGACCGTCTACTGCAGCCTCTGACTTCACGCCGGTCACGAACACCGGCGACACACCGAACACATCAGCGGTCGATCCGCTCAGGGCAAGTGCGGTGCCGGTGAACGGGGCGGCCTGCTCGGCGATGCGCAGACGTCCGCCTGAGGCGCTGGCCACCAAAGCGGTACCGGCCAGCGCCGTATTCACGGCAGAGACCAGGCCGGCCAGGTTGGCGGTCGCGGTATTCAGGGTTACCGGGAAATCACTCGCGCCCCTGGATACCGTAAAGCTGGCGGGCGATACGTCGAAGTTGAAACGGCTTGGCGCAGCGCTGCCCGTGACCATTGATGGCGATCCAGGCACTTCAGGCGTCGCGGGCACCTCCGGGGTGTAAGTGGCCACCACGTATTCGCCGGCATTGGCCCCGGCCAGCTCGACCTTCATGCCTACGAAGGCACCAAGCATCGGCAGGTGCTGGCCGCTGATGACCGTGGCGGTACCGTCTGCCGGCGCAGTGAAGGTGTACGGGTACAGGATCTCAACCCTGGCGATCATCCCGCTGTCCCACCCGAACGGGAACCAGCCAGCCCCTTCAGGCACCGTCAGGACGTAATCAGAGGCAACGACCGCGTTGCCGGCGAACTGCTGCTGCACCGCGACGGTGGTCGTCAGCGTAAGGCCAGCGCTGCCGGTATTGGTCGAGCCAACCTCGGTCGAGCTATGCCACCATTGGGCGGCCGTTTCGGCTGACAGGTCCTCGCCTGGGCCAAAGATCTTGTAGGAGGCAGTTGATCCCAGCGATGCGATGGGGGTGTCACCGACCATCACGTTGCTCGGCAGGACCTGATACTTGCCCTTGCCAATGCACAGCAAGAGCTCGGTCCACTGCTCGGTGGGCTCGCCAAAGTAGCGGTGAGCGGGCACCAGGTAGTCGGGAAAGCGTTTCGGGGAACCGGCCAACTCAGGAATCGCATCGTTCAGCGCGGCCTGGTTGCCCTTCACCGTCGACAGGTTCAGCTCCCGCGAAGTCCGGTTCTGCATGTTGGGCGTGGCCGGCTTGACCGGGTCGAACGGGTTGCCCAGGCCAAACAGCTTGGCCAGTGGGCCAGGCTTGAAGATGGTCTTGAGGGAGCTGCCCTTCGGCTCGATGTAGATCGACACCTGATCGTCTGGCCCGACCTCGGTTTCACCCCAGGCAGATGCGGCAACCAGGCTGCCGTTCACCACAATGCTGATCGGCGGTACCGGGCGCGGCTCATAGCCCCGCACCTTTGCCTTCAGCCAGGCCTCGATGGTCGTGGCCTGCTCCAGCGGATGGCGCTCCAGCGGGCCGCCTTCAAGCTTGCTCGGGAAGATCTCGATCACGATGGTATTTGACCTTTGGGTAGGATCGCTCGAAGTCGATCAGGCGCATGTTGGTCACCCCGGCAATGGGGTTGGTCTCGAAGACCCGCAGTTCACCGTCAATCAGGACGACGACGCCGACGTGGGTGCACAGCCCGCCATGGATCACGGCAGCTATTGCCCCCGGTACTGGTGGGCCAACGGGCATGAGGTCCGAATACTGGGCGTAGGCCTTGGCAGATGAACGAAGGTCTCTCCGGTCGATGGGGCCGAAGGACGGCAGCGGCGGCAGGCCCAGCACCTCCTCACGGATAGCCAGGACCAAGCCCCAGCAGTCGAGCAGGTATCGGCCGCCCACGACCTCTCCCCGCGCCCCGTCTTCATACGTCGCGGTGAAATATTTGTCGTACATGGGTTAGAGGTATGTCAGCCCTGGGGCGAAGTCGGTGGTGTATCGGTCCCTGTTCCACATCATGTTGATCAGGTCGTAATAGCCGGCCTCTACCTGGACAGTGGGCCCATCCATGGTCCCGCCGAACGAGGTCATGCGGTAAGGCCTATCGGCAGGCTCACCAGGGATGCTGGCAAGGTATTCTCGGTAAACCATGGTGACCCTGGCCTCGGCCTCAAGTGAGGCGTCCAGCAACTGCTGGGCCTCACCGGTCACGTTGTCGATCACGAAGGTAAGCGTCTGCGCGCCGGAGTTGTCCTTGGCCGGCAACGCCACGTCAATGGACGAGGCCAGGAACGTGACCGTTTTGCCTGCCTCGGTTGTCGCCCGGAAATCGTCGTAGTCCTGCACCAGGTACAGAGTCTTGTCCCAGGCCGGGCACGAGATTTCCAAGGTTGGGACGATGATGTCGCCACCGGAGGCATAAACGACTTCGAGGGCCGTCATTTCGGGACCCTCCGAGTTCCATAGGTTCCCTCCACCGCCTTCGAGTACCGGCCATTCCGGCCAAGGCTGGTGTTGAAATCAGCCGCCACAGCATCGAGGATGAGCGTCATGGTCGCCCCGTCCATTTGCATCCTTGCGGTTGCAGGCTGCCCGTTGTTTATGATTTTCACATCACGCACCCCGCCGCCCCCGCCGCTGTTCTTCGCAACATCATCCAGCGTCCGATCAAGCTTGGCGCTGGTCTCCGCGGTTGTTACACGCTCGCCCTTCTTCAAGTTCCAAGTGCCGTCATTCGGCACGTAATCGATGCCGTCGTGTGCCTGGCCGTCGAGCGAAGAGCCCACGGCGGTCATCAGCACACCTGCCGCACCGGCGGCCGCAATCGCTGCACCAGGTGCAATGGCTGGCCCCACGAACGGCACGCCGATCATGGAAACGAAAGCGTTCAGGGCAGCCATGGCCACCTGCGCGGTGGCGAAGGACAGCAGCGCGTGCCCCATGGATTGAATGAACGTCGAGGCGAAACCCTTAACGTCGAGCTTGCCGGTCTCAGCCCACTCAGTGACAGCATCCGTCAGGTTGGCCAGGGTATTGGCGCCGACCTGCTGCATGCTGCCGTAAAGGTCCATCGCCGCCTCAGCCTGGGTAGCGAAGCCGCTGAGGAAGCCGGCCGTGCCGTTCAGCTGCAGCTTGTCGACATCCTCGTAGTACTTCTCCTGCATGGCCCGGCGCTTTTCCAAGGCTTTTTCGAGGATGTCGGTCTCGCGCTCGTACGCCGAATCCGACACGTCGCCGGCTTCATGCCGCTGCCGCAGATCTTCAAGCTGGTCTTGGTAGTCCTGCTCGATGGCCAGCATGTCCAGGGCGCGCTGTTTCATCTCGTCGCTGCTGTAGGCATTCAAGAGCGGCGCGTCCAAAGCGCGCTGATCAATGTTCAGTTGCCGCTTCACGCTGGCATCAAACCCGGCGACCGCCTTGTCATCCTCCTTGGCCTGTTTCAGCTTTTTCAGCTGGTCAAGCTCAGCGGCCAGGCCCTTCAGGCGCTCCTGTTGCTTGGCGCTCAGCCCCGTGAGGTTTCCCGACTCCAGTTCGAACTGCAGCTTGGCAACCTCGGTGGCTTCCTTGCGCTTGTCGGTCTCGGTGTTGATCAGGGCGATCTGCCGCTTGTAGCCCTCTTCGGCAGTGTCGAACTGGCCCTGCAGCTTCTTGGCCGCTGCTTCGGCTGCTTTGGCTGCGTCTTGTTGAGCAGGTGTCAACGCGCTGAAACTGCCTACCTGGCCTTCGCGCAGCTTTGCAAGAAGGTCGGCAAGCTCCTTGATCTGGTTGGTACTTCCCTTCCCTGGACTTTCGTCAAATGAAGCCATAAGGTCGCCATACCCTACAGCCAATTCCCCCATCTTCGCCTTTGCATCGTTGATCGTTTTGCCCATGGCATCAACGTTCTTGAATGCGTTATAGATCCTGACGGGTGGTAGATATTTATCCCACCACTTGGCATCTTCTCCGCCAACCATTGCATTGTCGACATCGGATAAAGTTTTGAGACCAATGCCAAGAAGATGAATACCTGCAACTGTCCCAACAGCAAACTTTCCAAGAGCCCTGAAGCTTGCCGCGAGATCATCAGAGACGCGCTTAGCCAGCACGCCATTTATGGTTGTATCGCTAAGCCTTGTTGCAAAATTAGCAAGCGTCGGCAGCATTGCACTTGTAATTTGATTACCTAGGCCGCTGACAGATTGCTCGACTAACCAGTTAGCTGCCTTCAGTTCCTGAGCTGCACGGATGGTTTTTTCATCCATGATTGATCCGGCCGCTGCTGCAGCATCACCGAACTGCTTGAACCCTTCCGAATTGTTCCGCAGAAGCGGGAGCAACGCAGTAGCGTCACTTGCGATCGCCTCTAAATAGAAGGTCATGTCCGATTGGCTGACCTTCGCTTTCTCGAGCGTGGAGACATACAGGCCCAGGGCCTGACTGCCACTCAGATTGCGAAACTGATCAGCAGTGACGCCAACCTTGGGTGCGATCTGCTCAAAGAAGTCCGCCATGCCACCGCCGCCGGTGTTTAGGAAATCACCGACTTTGTCGTTCACGTCTTTGAGGATGTCAGCAAGCTTGTCTTGCTCCACCCCTACAGTTTTCGCCCCAACTGCTAGTTTTTGGAAATCTGTGGTGCTGACGTTCGCGACCGACGCCAGATTGGTTATCTCCGAGGCCGAATTAATGGCAGAGATAGTCATCGCGGTTATCGCGGTGATACCAGTCGCCAGTCCCGCGCCGATCGCCGCACCCACGCCTTTAGCGTTCTTCTCAACCTGCTTTCGCCATTTCTCCGAGCTCCGCTCTGCCTTATCCATGCCAGCGACGAATCCGCCAACCTGGGCAATGACATCAAGAGTCAAGGTGCCGAGAGATCTTGATGCCATGGTTTTCTCCGGGCATTAAAAAACCCGCCATTTGGCGGGCTTTTGTTTCACTTGAGTATTCGAGACTTCTCTCGATCAAACTCTTCCGAGGTTAATACACCGCTGTTTTTCAGGGCTGAAATTCTCTCAAGTTCTTCGTACTTGGATGACTTCACAGGATCATTAGTCTGACGAAGCGGAGCGGGTTTACTTATGAATGCCCATACAAGACAAACAACCCATACAACTCCAGTCCACCCCAAAAATAGATTTAACATGAAAATCGCAGTGTAATTTTCATGATGCCGATGGAAGGCAATCATCATTGGGAGTAAATACAAAAAAAATGATACAGCCAAAAGCAAAATGGAGGTGCCGGTGATCAATTCCATGGCCATTCCTTTGAGTCGAAAGGTGCCAATCTACCATGTCGTCCTTGATCAAAGAAAACGTCTACTCCCAAGATGCTATGGCCTCCTGAAGGGAGATCGGCCCATCCTCATCCTCATGCAGCGCGAAATCCTTCCAGCTGTAGGGTGTCGGGCGCTTCTGCGGGTCGCGGCTTAGGTTGGCAGTAAGCGCCGCCAGCATGGCGACCGAGCGCTCAACCCGCATCCCGAGATGCAGCGAGCCGCGGCGCCGCCGGTACTTCACCCATGACCGGAACTCGCGAAGACTCAGGTTTTCTTTGGCTTGCGCGATCGTCGAGCCACCGACCCCGGAGAGGACGAGTTCGTGCCAGACTTCGTCTCGCTCGGTGAGCTCTTCGTCTTTCCCAGGTCGTTGACTTCCTGGATTGCGAACAGCAGGGCCACAGACAGGCTGCCATCAAGAGAGCCCAGGCGCTTGGTGCTCTCCGGATCCTTTTCTAGCTCAACCGGATCAAGCGGGCCATGGGTGATGTCCAGCGGGCTGCTGAACACCGGGTAGCCGTGCTCATCACAAATAGATGCGGCAATGCGGCCAGCAATGCTGTCTTGCTTGCCGCCAGCCGAAAACACGTCGCTCACCGCCGTCTGGTAGCCAGTGGGGCGTACGTAGACGGTGGCGGTGTATTCCGTGCCATCCTGGCGCCACTTGATTTCCTTTTCCACTGGCCGCCCAGTAAATGACCCTGCGCCCTTGAGCGCGTCGAGTGTCAACTTCATGGGTTACTCCTTGATGACCCAGCTGAGCTTGCCTGAGCGCTGAATGGTCGCTGCAGTGCTCACCGAGGTGTTGCTGGCAAAGTCGAACGGGAAATCTGCGACGTAGCCGGCAAACAGGCACCAGGTGCGCGTCGCGGGTAGCTCGAAGTCATCGCCAGCAGTGTTGACCGTGGGAGGGATGTCCTTGCCGTCAGACCAGCCGAGCGCCCAAAGAATGTCCTCGTCGTCGTCATCCTGAGACAACTGAAACATGCGAACGTGGCTGGCATTGCGCGGGTCAGCTAGGATGGTGGCCGTCGCCTGGCCAGGGGTGCGCAGTCCCTTCTTGTACTTCCGCTCGGTATCGGCCAGGCAGGTGTCGTCAATCTGGTCTGCCGGCGAGCCGCCAGGGTTGAAAGCGGTGAGGCATTCAACTTCCATCACGGTCCTTGGGCCTGTGCCACTCAAAGGGCGCACCAAAGCATAGAGCTGAGCGCCCTGGGCTTTCATCGACATGGGTTATCTCCAGTCAGAAACAAAAAAACCCGCACACGGCGGGTATGGGTCAAGTGGATACTTCAGCGGGAAACCATCCAGTCCACATCGAAGCTGGTTCGGTAATTTTTTGTAGTGGGGTCGCGGCCCTCGCCGCCCCATCGAGTGACATAGGCGCTCAGCTCTATGGCGTCACGTATAGCGTCGCGCACCTGGCGCACTGACGTTCCGGTAGTGCCGTACACGTCTACCTGCAGGGTAACGCTGTCAGCATCTGGCCGACCCGCCAAGTAGTTCTCAGGTTCGCCATTGACCACCTGCCACACAGCGTATGGCTTGGCCACGTCCTGAGGGGCCTCGCCAAATGAGTAAAGCCGAAGGCTTGCACCGGCACCGAGCAGCGCTGTGACGGCGGCGGCTTGGGAGCAAAGCTGAAAAATTGGTGGTGTCATGAGGACGCGCCCTTCTTTGCAGCGCGCCGGATGGCGCGGTCTATAGCTTTCTCGTATTCGGTTACGAAGGTGTTTGTGACTTCGCTGATGCTGTTGGCCAAGGCAGACCGCATAAACGGATCGGCAGCCATGTTCTCGGTACCAAATTCGATCAGGCGCCAATGCGGGGTCGGCGCATTGGTTGAAGTGTCCACTGCTTCACCCTTCTTAGCTAAGACTGCGCCGTGTAGCACGCCGATCCGGAAGCCCAGGTTGCCGGTCCGCTTAAACAACTTTCCGTTCCATCGCAAAACGATGTTGTCAGCAATTGATCGGCCGGTTTCCTTGTCGTCGATCCTCTCGGCCCCTTCCTTGGCCTTCTGCACCACAACCTGAGCAGCCTTCCGTAGCGCGGCCCGGCCACCCTTTCGGCGAACGTCATAGCTGACCGAGTCCAGCTTTCCCAGCAGGCTATCCAAGCCGGTGATGCTGAACTCGACGCCGTCAGCCATCTTTCACCCCTTTCGACACGAGGATGGTCAGGTACTCCTGGCCAGACTTGTCGTCTTCCAGGGGTGGGCCCTCGATGCTGTACACCTCGCCTCGGTAGATGATGCGCATAGAGGGCAGCACGCCTTGGCGATACCTTATAACCATGCGCGCCGTGGCTTCGGACTGAGCAGCCTTCGCCGCCACCAGATCGCGGGCTGACAACGGCTCAACCCGGGCCGGACACCTCGGCCACTTCGGCACCCAGTCAGGCTCACCGAACTCACCGCTTACTTCGTCGCGGACGGCGATGAACTCCTCGATGTCGATACGGTGCCGGAGCTTGCCGGCCTGCATCACACACCCATCCGGATGCGGTGCGGCATCAGCAGGTGCTGGGACGCAAGCGGCAGCTCGGTGGCAATGGTTCCGGTGACGACATCCTCACGGTTCGCGAACAAGTGGCCAAGCTTGAGCAAGCAGGCCGCCTGGATCTGGGCATTAATCACCATGCCATAGGCGATTGCGTCGGCCTGGTCGTAGGCGTCGGCCAGCACCTGCCGGGCATGCTCGAGCAGGCGGCAGCGTAGCGCATGGTCCGGCTCGGCCTCGGCGTCAGCCACGGCGGCGGCATTCGCCTCTTTGGCCGCACGCATCGCCACCGGCACGCCGGCACGGGCCTGGTCGAGCGCTACCTGATCCACATAGAAGCGTCGATTTAGGAATTGCATCGCCGCCCCTTCTGCCGCCTCAAGCTGCGCCTCGACCAAAACCTGGTCGTCTGGCTCGGCCAGCAGGTGATGCATGGCGATGTCGATGGCAATGACGGACATGATCAGTCAGCCTTTTTCTTGGCGGTGGCCTTGGGCTTGGTCTCGGTGGATACCGTTGCCGAAGTGGTTGCGGCCGCTGGATCATCACCCTGAGTCAGGTCGACCAGGGCCTCATCACTGCCCTCATCCTTTTGGGCGTACCCCTTCTGAATCAACTCGCGGCCGTGCTGCTCATCGGTGATGAACGAGCTATCTTCGACCAGGGTTTTCCCGCCCAGGTAGAGCGGTTTCAAGGTCTTCATCTTCATGACAGCCTCCAGCGGGCCGCCGCGCGGGCGGCCCGTTCAGGTCAAGGGGTGGTTGGAGCAGTGAAGTTGCCGTAGATGAAGGCCTCGGGACGCTTCACCGCCAGCGCCACGCGCTCTTCGCAACGGATCGAGATCATGTTCTTCTCGAAGTCGTCGGCGTTCTCGGTCGAGATCACCACGTTGGCGTCTTCGCGATCGAACAACTGAGCGCCCGTCTGGAATGCGCCGGTCAGGAACTTACCCTGGAAGGCGGCGATTTCTGTGGCAACTACCGGCAGACCCCACAGCAGCGGCCCGGTCAGGCCCAGCGGGTTGGCCAGGATGTAGCGGCCAAGGGTGTCCTTGGTCAGCTCGATCTTCGCCCAGTCGATGAAGTGCAGAACGTGGCCCGAGGCCGGCAGGCGCGCCAGCTGGGCCTGCAGCATGGCCAGGCGCAGATCGTCGATGCCGGATTGCTGATCGACTTCGAACGCCGCTGCGAAGGCAGTGGCCTGCGGCACGATGCCATGCAGGTGCACGCCGGTACCGTCACCGAACAGAATTTCCTGCTCTTCGGCGTACTTCAGGCCGTAGCGCATCTCGGTGTCGATGGTGGATTGCAGCTGTGCGAAGTCGTCCAGGATCTGCTTGGACGCCTTGAACATGTGAGCGATGGTGCTCACTGGGGTGATCTTGGTAGCGAACTGGATATCGCTGTACGGCTTCGCGGTGTTCTCAGCCACGACGCGGGCAGCGTTGGTGAAGCCGGTCTGCTGCACCCAGAAGATCGCGGGAGAGGTGGTACGGCCCGGGGCAATCAGGTCACGGATGAACAGACGCTGCTTCGGCTCGACATCGATGCCAGGCAGGCGCTGTGGCTCGACCACGCCCTCGGCAACGCCGGAGCTGATCAGGGCGGCCTGCACCGGCACGCTCACTCGGCGGTTGCCTTCGACGCTAGCTGCGAACTGTTTCAGCGCTTCGCTCTTGATCACGACGCCGCCAACGGTGTCGCGGGGAGTGGCCGAGCTGTTGCCGGGGTTGCGCACCAGCTCCTGCTCCATTTCACCCAGGCGCGCCTTCAGCTGCTTCTCAGCTTCGGTGAGGGAGTTGAATTTGGTGGCCAGCTCGTCGACGGCTGCCTTGGTCTCGCTCGAGAGAGTGCCAGCCTTCTTGGCTTCATTCAGGGCATTTTCAGCCTGCTTGCTGAAATCGTCGGTGGCCTTCTTCAGCTCAGCCGAGACGCTCTTCAACAGATCTGCGGTGGATTCGCTCATGGTTTTGCTCCGGTTTGGATAGCTGCTGCCGAGAACCGCGCAAGTGCGGCTTGTAGGTCGGCGATGGGGTTGGCCAGGTCGGCCGGTGTTTCGGCAGCGTTCTGCTTGCCGGAGCTGGTAGCGCCAGGCGTACCAGCTTTGAGGTCTTGAATCAGTGCGCGCCGATCCGTGCGCGACATGCCCTGCTTGGCAAGGATCACGTCCAGGCGCCGGGCGGCCACTTGGTGAGGCGCGGACGCATGTGGATCTTCCTGAATGGCATCCGAGGCAAGCAGACTGTCAGCGAAACCAGCCTCGATCGCGGCGCTGCCGCCCATCCAGGTCTCCACGTCCATCAGCTTGCGCATCGCCTCCGGCTTATCGCCGGTGCGAACCGAATAGATATCGGCCAGGGTTCCGTCGATTTGCTCGAGGAAGTCGGCCACTTCGCGGATCTCGTTGCGATCGCCTGCGGCCATGGTCCAGCTGTTGTGGATCATCAGGAAGCCGGCCCGGGCGACCTGGATTTCATCGGCGGCCATCGCGATGAAGGATGCGGCCGAGGCAGCCAGGCCCAGCACCTGGACGGTCACCTTGCCCTTGTGCTCGCGCAGCAGGTTGTAGATGGCCAGGCCTTCGAAGACATCGCCGCCAGGGCTGTTGATCTTCACGATCACATCGTTGTCGCCGATGGAGCGCAGCGCGGCGCTGATCCGCTTGGCCGTTACACCTTCGCCAGTCCACCAGTCGAAGCCAATCGGGTCGTACATGGTGATGGTGTTGTCGTCGGTCGCTGCGGCCTTGATCGACGGGTTCCAGCGCTCCAGCGCCATCGGCATGAGATCGCAGTGGATCTGCGCGCGCGGGCGTGCCGCCGGAGCCTCCGGAATGGTCTTCAGTGTCATGAGTTACTCCAGGGTCAGGCTGCTTTGAGCAGTGGCAGTGAGATCAGGGCGTGGGCCATCACTGGGCCATCGGGGTTTCCAGATTCCAGCGCCTTGGACGCCAGGTCGAACGCATCGCTGATCGCCCCCTTGTCACCGCTCTGGTTGGCGGCGGCGATGCGCAGCATGAAGGCGGTGGCCGCCGGCGACATGCCAGCCGACTGCTTGCCCAGCTGGTCGAGCGGCACAAGCGCCGATTGCACGGTGAAGGTATCGCCACCGGGGATCGGCGCCAGGTTTTCGAGGCGGCGCACTTCGTTCCGGCTCATCCAGCCATTTTGCAGGGCTGTGTTATACCAGGCGCCGCGACCGGCGCTATCAGCGCGCAACAGGCCCTCTACGGCAAACTCAGCAAAGAACTCTTCGGCATCAACCTCGCCGATCAGGCAGCGGGTGATTTCCTGCTCGATGTTGACGAGTAAGGGACGCAGGCTGTTGGTCAGAAAGTGCAGGTTCTGCGCTTCAACCGAGCTGGCCCAGCTGGACTGCTTGTCCATGTGCCCCACCATGAACGGCGGCACTCGGAACCAGCGGCAGATTTCTTCAACGTTGAACGAACGAGACTCCAGCATCTGGGCCGCTTCAGGGTTCATCGTGATGCCCTGGTACTTCATGCCGGCCTCGGCCACCATGATCTTGCCGGCGTTCTTGGAGCCCATGAAGGCGCCAAGGCTGGCCCTCAGCTGCTCACGCTGCTCTGGCTTCAGGAGCGTGTCGCTGCTGAGGATGCCTGAGGCCTGCATGCCCTGGGCAAACACCTTCGCCGCGGCCTCCTCCGCCGACATGGCCGATCCGAAAATGTCACGGCCTGTAGTCACGGGTAGCATGCCACACACACCATCCAGGCCGAACCCACGGATGTGCATCAGGCTCTTTTCGGGGATATCCCGATCAGTACCGTTTTCAACGTAGGTGTACTTGAGCCTGCCGTTGTCCTGCCGCTTCACCTTCATGCACTGAGGCAGCAGCGGCACCAGTGCGACCAGGCGGTTGCCAATGAACTTCTTCTCGACGAAGGCATTGCCTCGAAGGCAGATGCTCGCCACCACCAGCAGCATGAAGCGTTGCGGGGTCATTTCGCTGTTTGGCACCCGGCACAGCAGCCGGAACAGGGGGTGATCCTTGGCGGTTTCACGCGACCCATCGGGCATGCGGCGGTACAGTTTCAAGGGCAAGGTAGATACCGACTCCGACAGCAGCCGCACGCAGGCCCAGACGGTTGACAGCTGCAGCGCCTTGTCGACCGTGACATGCTGGCCGCTCGCCGAGGTGCCAAACCACTCCTGCCAGAAAGCGCCGTCCTTCAAGCTGATGGGCACGCCCAGCCAGTCCAGCACAGCAGACTTGATCCGCCCTGGTTTCTTTTCGCGTGCCATTACAGTCCCACCATAATCGGGTTTTCAAAGAAGCCGCTTGCGTCCGGTTCGCCAGCATTCGCCAGCACTCTCCCGATGGCCATGATCAGCGCGACTGCGCCGTCTATCTTGTTGTCGTCGCCCTGCTTGATCGGGCGCACTACGTCGTCGTTGCCAGGCAGGAACTTCCCGATCACGTTGCCGATACACCAGGTCATGATCGGGTTGCCGTCATGGTGGAACCGGCCAGCGGTGATCGCCGCTTCCAGCTCCTTCATGGCGTCCGACATGTTGGTGTAGTTCTGCGTGATAGTGATCGGGTTGAATCCCTCGTCGTCGAGGTCATGGCTCAGACCTGTCGCGCCATGCGGGTCGATCGGCGCCTCGCGTAGCGGTGCCTGGTGATTGGCTTCCTTGGTGTCCTCGAGGATCTCGCGGTAATCGATCTCAGCGCCATCAGTAACATCCAGGTGCTTGGAGTTGACCCAGGCCTGGAACCGCTCCGACATGCGCTTGTTGTCGGTATTGAATGCTGTGTCGTAAGGCACCCAGAACTTGGGGCCAACACTGTAATAGTGGGTTTTGCCATCGATGACCCGCCAGAACAGCCGTGCCCGCGAGTTCATGTCGAGCTTTCGAGCCAGGTCGAAGCCAGCGATCCACTCCTGGCCCTCGAATTGCTCCAAGATTAGGGTTGTGTCTTCGCAGGCCTTCCAGTCCTCCATGTTGAAGAAGCCGGATTTGGCGCTCACCCAGAGGTTCAGGTGCTTCGTCTTGAACGTGTTGGTGAAACGAGCGGACCGGATCGCTCGCGCCTGCTGGCTTTCCAGGTACTCCTGAAACACCGAGATCCCATGATTGGGGTTGGCCTTGGCCAGCATCTTCGGGTCGGTCCAGTCGTCACCCTCATCAAGCGTCCAGATGTACCCGAACAGCTCGTCATCAGGAACCGTGCCCTCAAGCATCTCGATAACCTGGCGGCGTTTGTCGTAGCAAGGCCCCTCAATGTCGGCTCCGGCGGTGGTGATGATGAACATCAAGGGCTGTCGGCGAGCACCCATGCCGGTGAGCATGGTGTCGTACTGCGCAGAGGTCCGGTGCTCATGGTATTCGTCGACGATGGCACAACTGGGCGAGGCACCGTCCCCGGGGTCACCGATGAGCGGCTCGAAGCGGCTGAAGTCCGACGGGATGTTCATGTTCGAGGCGTTGACCTCGATGCCCGCGGCCTGGATCAGCATGGGCGATTTGCTCACCATCAGCTTGGCCGGTCGGAAAACCTCCCAGGCCTGCTTCTCGGTTGTAGCACCGGAGTACACCTCCGCACCAAACTCACCGTCGGCTACGAACATGCTGATGCCCACACCGGCCGCGATTACCGACTTGCCGTTCTTGCGCGGCACCTCCCAGTAGCTTTCTCGAAACCGGCGATGCCCGCCCTTTTTCCTGACCCATCCGAAGGTGACCGCCATACCGAATAGCTGCCAGGGCTCCAGGCTGATCAGCTGACGCTTGAAGGCCCATTCGCCCTTGGTGTGCGGCAGTAGCTGGATCAGCTTGAGCTTCTTCTCGGCCTTGGCCGGGTCGAACTTGAAGCGAAACCCACGCTTGCGGCTTGCGGCCAGATCATCGAAGTGACGCTGAATGGCCAGTTGAATGTATCGGCAGGCTGGTACTTTCCCGCGCAGCACGGAGCGCCCCCACGCCATCGCCTTGTCGACGTTGGGGTGTAGGGCCTTGGTCATCTATGAACTCAGTAGTTGGGCAAATTCGTTGGTGGCTTTTTCTTTATTGCCGCCGATCAGCCGGGTGCGGCTGGACGGATCAAGACCCAGCAGCGAGCCGAAGGTCACCATCTGGCGCATTGTTTCGTTGGCTGCGGTCAATGCTGGGTTCTTTACCGGCCCGCCCGTTGCTCCAGCCACCACGATGCCGTGCTCTTTGATCGACTCCTGGGCCATCCGCCAGTTGTCGTATGCGGTGCAGAAGGCTTCGACATTGTGCAGATCGGTGAGCGCGACGACGTTCTCGCGCAGCAGCTCTGGCAGGATCATCTTCCACATCACCGCGGCCCGCTCGCTCAGCCACACTGGCGGATCAACATCGGTGATCTTGGAGAACTCCGGCTCAGCGGTATTCAGCGCTCTCTTGCCGGGGTTGCCGGCGAGCTTTTTCTTGGCCGTCGGCTTGGGTTTGCGACCACGGCCGGCGACCGTGGCGGTGCCTCCCATCGCGCAACTCCTGAATTTTTAATTTCGCGGGTGTAAAAAAACGACTGAGGGCGCGGTGTCCGAGCAAAAGGGCCTGAACTTTTGACCCTCCCCCTCCCTATAGACGAGATTTCGTCTCATTTGCGCCGTTTTCGATCATTTTTTGACCGATTTCGACTCCCGCTGCGTCTTCGTCTTGTGGCAGTCGCGGTTGATGGCTCGAAGGTTGTCGTCATCGTCCGTGCCGCCGTGAGCCAGGGCCACGATGTGGTCAACCTCATGCGCTTCGCGGATCCGGCCAAGCTGGGTGCAGTCATCGCACCGACAAAGGTACTGGTCTCGCTTCAGGATTCGCTCACGCTTGCGGCGCCAGGGACGACCGCCACGGCCCGACCCCTTACGTGTCGCCCAGGCCTTGGCCTGCTCGGCAGCCATCTCGGCGTGGCCATCGCAGTAGCCATTGGCATTGCGATGCAGCGCCCGGCAGCCCTGTGCCCGGCATGGGCGCTGAGGCCTCATCGGCATGGCGATCCGTCCAGATAGTGAGCGCGAGGCAGTTCGTCTTGGTCGATGTCCACATCGTCAGCCAGAGCTTCGATCAGCGCCAGGTTCTGGCTTGCGATCGTCTCCAGCAGGCCGGTCTGCTTCTGCTGCTGTTCCAAGATCTGCTGGAGCAAAGAGATTGCTTGCTCGTTCACGGGCCACCTTCATCCATTTATTGATCCATTCGCGCCGGGCGGCGCATCCACTGCAAGCCATCAGTCCACCCGCAGGATCTTGGCCACGTTGCCCTTGGCCCGGCACACCAGAACGGCGGCAAGCAGGTAGAACGCGGTATTGAACCAGGACGCATCGGCGAACTCGTCATGCATCACCATTCGCCCTACAAGACTGATGAACTGCATGCCGGTAACAGCACACGCTGCCCAGGCCATCAGGGAAACGCCCAGCTTGTAGCGGGCGTCCGGGTAAGGTCGGTAGCGCAGGCCGATCATCACGAAGATGACCGCACACAGCGCAGCCTGGATAACGGCAACCATTCAACCCTCCTTCCTGGCTCGCAGGCGGAAGACCCATTGCAGCCAGCTCGGCATGCGTCCGGTTTCCATCCATTCCAGCAAGCCGGAGAACGTGACCACACAGAGAACACCGCAGACAAAGGCGCTGAAGCCTGCGGTCTGGGTCCAGGCCCGGCCCATCAGCTCAGCCGCGCCAAAGTAGCCACCAATCCAACCGGCCAACAGATAGCCGACGCGGCGCCAGGTGCTGATGTCCTTGGCGAACACCACATAAAAGAAAGCCCCGCCGAATGCGCCGACCAGTGCGGCGAGGTCCAGCTGGGGGAATGCAGCACCCAGGCCGACGCTGGCAAGTACGCCGGTCACTGCGAGGGCGCCGGTACTTGGCTCGGCCATAAGCACTGCTCCATAAAAAAGCCCCGGCATTTACCAGGGCTCAGAAACGACGAAGCCCGACTCTATGGCCGGGCTTTCGGGGGTCAGTCCTCAACGTGCGCAGGAATGACAGGATGGGGATAATTTCTCTCACTCTCTCACTGATGTCAATAGGCAATTATGCAGCGTCTTTGATCAGCAGGCCTTCAGCCTCAAGAATCGCCCGGACCTCTCTCAAGGAGTCGTTGATCATGCCGTCCAGCTTCTCCTTGATCCCGGAACGCCAGCGGTAGCGCGTCGGCTCCGATGTGGCGTCCAGATCCCAGGTGTTCATGTCGTAGAAGCTGTCCGGGAGAATGATCAGATCTTCGGCCAGAGCCTCTGCCTTTTTGCGCTCCGCCTGGCCAGCGGCCAAGGCAGCGTTGACCAGGTTCTCGCGGCGCCATTCAGGAGCGTCAAGCGGGATATCAACCGCAACCGAGCGAGGCCCCTTCCGGCGCGCCCCTTTGAGCTTCGGGATGGCCCAGGTGGTAACGGCCTTGTAGATGAACAGCTGAGGCGCCGGGCTGGCAATCAGCGGCGCGATGGCCGTGATCCCCTGGAGCCGCTTTGCCTTGTTGGTGGCGTACTTCGCATTAAGTGCGCTCCAGTGGCGCGGAATGAGCAGGTGGTGGAGGCGTGCAGCCAGCCAGTAATCAACCTGAGCTCGGTCAAATCCGCCTGACTGGCCTCCCAGCGAAGCCAAGCAGCCGCCTTCCTCTTCCGCCGATTTGTAGAGCTTCTGCCATGCCTGGCCTTTCGCAGCGCCCTTCTCTCCTGCCGCCAGAGCGGCAACTACTGCACCCGATACGCTGTTGTAGATCATGTCCTTCCCCCTCAATCACCGGTGTAGTTGGTGCCGCCGGCGCCGAGCCGGTTGCCTTCCTGATAATGCGCACCCGGGCCGGTGGCCCGAGGCTTCTTCAACTGCTCGATCTGCCGGAGCGCTGCCCGTAGCCTCATGCTGAGCTGGGTCACCAGTTCATCCAGGGGCAGGGCTTCGCCGGTTGCTGCCGCTACAAAGCCTGAGGCGTTGCAGTGGTCGCATGGCAGTTCGTGAAACACACCCTGAGTGACCGCTCTCCCACGGCACAAAGGGCACTTGTCCAGCTCGATCACGGCCTTCTTGAAGGACGGGCCGTGGCTCTTCCTCACTCAGCCACCTCGCCCAGCACCTCGAAGCCCCGTGGTGGCCAACCGAAAAGGCGCCACATCACTTCCTCTTTCCAGGTAAGTGCACGCTGGCGACCGTAAAGGGTGGTCATGGTGTAGCCGCCCAATTCCTTCTTGATGCGCACCGTGCGCTCGCCGAGACGATGGCAGAGCTCGGCGATCACCGACTTTGGGCTGCCATTCGGGGTGCTGTCGTCGTAGGAAAGGCAACCGCAGATGGCTTGGGCTTTATCGATCAATTGGCTGTTGTTCATCGTTTTGAATCCTCGCTTATGGTGGATACCGGAAGTCCGTCGAAACCCGCACGCTCTGCGGCCTTGGAGAGAATCCATGAATCCGTTGATCTATCACCGGTCAAGCCGTGAACCGACCCGAATCCCTTCTGATCAAGGTGTGCGTGCCACTTCTCCAGCGCCTCGCGCTTGCGGGCCATGACGTCGGACTGGATGTACACCTTTACGTTGTGGCCCATGGCGTGGTTGATCAGCAGCTCACCCACCAGGTGGTCGACACCCAGGTCAGCCCAGCCGGTGCGGGCCAGCTTGCGCAGGTCGTGACTGGTCCACTCGCCCTGCCTCATGACGGTGAACACGGCTGATGCCCTGGCCTCGCTCATCGGCTTGCCTTGGCGTCCCGGGAACAGGAACTCGCCGTCGTATCCTTCGTTGCGCTGAATCTCGCGGTAGGCCATCAGCAGGAAGCGCACCTGGTCGGTCAGTGGCAGACGGTGTTGCACACTGGTCTTGGTGTGCTCAGCCGGAATAAACCACTCGCGCTCGGCCAGGCTGATGTGGCTCCAGCGGGCCAGGCGGGTTTCGCCCAGTCGGGTGCCGTGGCACAGCATCATCAAGGCCAGCACGCCATGCTGCGGGTTGTTGGCCAGGGTGCTCTTCATGCGGGCCAGCAGGTCCTCGAGGTGCACACCACGCAGGCGCGATGGCTTGACCGTGACTTTGGCCTTGGAGAAGTCACCGAAGCGGATGCCGGCCATGGGGTTGGAGCTGATCAAGCCCAACTTGAAAGCCTGGCGGAACGACAGGGCCAGTAATTGGAAGACCAGCCGCACGTAATCGATCGACAGCGACTCCTGCAGCGGCCACATCAGCTCACGGTCGAGCAGGGCCTTGTCGATCTGGGCCAACGGGATCTGTCCGAGGCGCGGCACCAGGTGCTGTTTGATCGCCGACGCCGCCGTGCTCTTGCGCTTGCCCGACAGGTTGCGGTCCCGGGACATGCGCTCAGCGAACCAACCCAGCAGTTCGCCGGTCAGCACCCAGCTCGACAGGCTCGAGCCCTCGCCCGCCTCCAGACGCAGGCGGATATCCGGCAGCGCCGCGGCCACCTTGGCAGCGCTCAGCTCAGGGTATGAGCCGATCAGGTTCCACTTGCCCTTGTGGATCAGGTACCACGACCCGCGCTCGCGGGAGCGGTGAAAGCGGAAATACAGGCCGTGGTTGCCCAGGGCGCGCAGGTCGCGCACCTGGCCGGCGGCCTGCCGGCGAATCTCTGCATCGCTGATCTTCACAGCGGCGGTATTGGTCATGCTGCAACCTCCGTTATTGGCAGCAGCAGGTAGGCCCGCAACTGCTCCATGGCGTCGAAGTGCCCTCGGCACACGATGGCGAGATAGCCCTGATCATTCAGGCGCCGGATACACGCCTGTTGACTGGGCGAGACGGGCGCCGGGTCGACCGTCGCCTTGAATTCGATGTACATGCCGAAGTAGCCGCCCCGAGCCATAGGCAGGACCAGATCAGGGATACCGGCCTTCACCCCCTGATCCTTCAGCTTTTCAGCAACCTTCTTGTGCCTGTGGCCGCCGTTCGGTACGTGGTAGATCAGTTCGAAAACGTCCGGGTAGCGCAGCGCGATTTCTTCCATCAGCGCGGCCTGCTCTGGGCCTTCCCGGTCTACAGGCTTCGCCCTAGGCTTCTTGACCCGTACAGGCTTCATGATCGCCGGCTTCACTGTTCAGACCTCCCCAGCTGGACTTGGATCTTCGCTAGGGCTTCAGGGGAGACGAACGCCCGGCCGCCAAGCATGATCATCGTGTCGCAAGGGACTTCCTTCGCACGCTGCCGGTAACGAAGGGCCGGAGCGTTCTTCCAGTGGCACCACTTCCGCTCTGTCTGCCAGCGAACGGTCTTCGTCTTGGGCAGGTACTCGCTGACATAGATCGGAATGCCGCTGAACATCATGGCTGGGCTGATCATGCGGCCACCTTCCCTTCGCTCACGAGGATGTCGAGCGTTCGCACCACGCCTTCCAGGTGCATCAACCGCAGCTCTTCGTGGCTGAACGCAGTCTTGCTGCGCGAATCGACAGCGTCATGGCAAGCGCTGCAAGTCCAGGCGCCCTGCAGGTCGTTCGGCTTGATGCCCACGCCGCAGGTGCCGGCCAGGCGGTAGTGCGCAAGGACGGTGGTCTCGGGGTTGCCGTTGCACACGCCGGGAATGCGCACCTGGCACTCCCGGCCGCGCGCGGCCTTGGTCAGCTTGGTCTGGCGCATCACATGCCCTCCCGACCACGGTGGGATGACCAGTCGAACGGCAGAACGATGCCGCCGCCTTCCCGCAGGCGATCAGCCGAACGCTCACCCATTGCCGCCGGCAACTCTTTCGCGCCGAGGTTGGAAATCACGATGGTCGGCAGCATCCGCTCGTAGCGGCCGTTGATGATCGAGAACAGCCGGCTCAGTTCGAAATCGCTCGGGGCCTCCTTGCTCGCCCCTACTTCATCGAGCACCAACAGCGACGGGCGAATCAGCGCGTCAAGGATGCTCCCCTCGGTCTGGCCCGAACTGCCATCGAATGTGGCGCGGACGGCTTGCAGAATACCGCCGAGGGTCCGATAGGCAGCGGTATGGGCGGAATTGGCCATGACCGCCTGGGCGATCGACACCCCAAGATGCGTTTTGCCGGTGCCAGGGTTGCCCACCAGGATCAAGCAGCGGCCCGAGGCCAGGTTGGCTTCGAACTCTGCGGCATAGCGCTCGCAGCGCGCTTTAGCCTTCTGCTGACCTTCGCAGTTCGCCGCGTAGCTGTCGAAGGTCTTGTCCTTGAAGCGCTTGGGAATCAGCGAATCACCGAGCTTGTAGGCCAGGTCCACGCGCTGACGCCTGATGTCTTCGGCCTGACTTTTGGCGACCTGCGCCGCCTTGCAGCCTGGGCACGGAGAGCGGAATGTGTGGCTGAGCACTTGGTGAGAGGTTGCTTCATACGGGCCATGCTCTTCGCACATGGCCATGGAGGTGACCTGCGGGCCGGCAATGCTCGACAGGTGGACAACTTTTTCAGAACGCATACGAGCCATCCTCCCGTGGAATAAGGCCATCGTGGTAGTCGCGATCGTTGAAGCCGTGATGACGGCTGTTTGGCTTGCCCGGTGTGGGCGATTTGGCGGCGAATCGCTTGGTGATCCATTCCACCTCGAAGCTGCGCCACCCGCTCTCGATGACGATTTCCATGACCTGGGCAGGCTGGATACCGAAGGCCAGGCACTGGCGAAGCTTGTCGTTCAAGCGCGTCCAAACCCGGGAGCTCATTGGGGCTCCCTTGGACTTGCGGACCGCCAAGTAATCAGCGATCAGGGATTCATCGAGGCCGTGCGGATTGTCGGCCAGCATGGCGGCTTTGCCGAAGGGCGCCTTGCGCTCGTCCCTGGACGGAGTCGGCTCCGATTCGTTGGGGGGGCATGTAACATCTTCCGAAGGAAGATTTACATAGGGGGTTTCTTTCTTAGAATAAAGAAGGGAGTCGGCGGTTTTGGTCTGTTTCGACTCTGAGCCGATTCGGACCACTTCAGCCGAGTCGGCTGTTTTGGTCTGTTTCGGATCAACGTAGATCCAGTCTTTTGGATCATTCACGCCGATGTCACCCCGGGCACCACCCTCACGGAACAACACGCGACGGCGCAGCAGGCTGGAAACCGCCTTGGACACGGTGTCAGGGTGAGCGTGGATGGCTTTCGCGATGTCGGTAGCTGGGATGCGCTGGGCGCCAGCACCGAAGTTGATGGTGGCCTTGGCCACGTACAGCACAATCTTCATCTCCCGGGCTGGGAGATCGATAGCCAGCAGGCCATCCATGAGCTGGTTGTCCATCCGGGTGAACCCCCTGGACTTGTCAAGTGGGACGATGTTTGTCATGCTTAAACCCGTAATCAAGCTGTAGAGAAAGCCGCCCTGCCAGGCGGTTTTTTTTCGTCTGCTGTTCAGCTACTGGATGCTTGAACAGCTGGGCGGCACCACTACTGGCGCAATGCCAGACTTGGGATAATTCGGGCCATCAGGCGACGTCTCCCCAAGGGAACGCCGGACACAAATCTTCTTTTTTGAATTTGCCGGCGGTCAGCCTCTCGGCGCGCTTTGCGACTACTGGAGACATCCCGTGCTTTCCTCGCACCCATCCGGAGACAGTGCTTTGGTCAACTCCGAGTTTCTCGGCGGTAACCTCTTGCGTCCCGAAGTGGGCGACGAGTTCTTTGTAGATGGGGCTCATAGCGCCTCTCCATATGGGAATTCTCATACGATATGCCATGGGAACACTCATTTGCAAGGATATGGGAGCGCCCCTGATACTTCCGCAATGGAACTTAAAGACCGAATCAAAGCAGCTAGAGCCCATGCCAACCTCACTCAGGGTCAGCTCGCGCTCAAGGTCGGCATGGACCAGACATCCATATCCAACCTTGAGCGTGGCAAATCCCAAGGGACGAGCTTCATTGCCCAGATCGCCAGCGCGTGCGGCGTAAGCGCCCTATGGCTGGCCGATGGTAGCGGGGCCATGTTGAACAACGACGGCAACGTACTGCCTGGCCCGCCAATCACCTCACCCACTCGAAGGATTGAGATCGTGGGCACAGCCCAGCTTGGAAATGACGGTTACTGGCTAGGGTTAGATAACGCTGAAGGCTGGGTTGAGACCTGGTCTCGCGACGAAGACGCATACGCGCTCAGGCTGAAAGGCGACTCGATGGCTCCGGCTATACGAAGCGGCTGGATAGCGGTGTGCGAGCCGAATCACCGCTTGGTGCCCGGGGAATATGTCATGGTTACCACCACTGACGGGCAGAGCATGGTCAAGGAGCTTCTGTTCGAGAACGAAGAGGGCGTGAACTTGGCTTCAGTCAATTCTGCCTACGGCGAGCGACGAGTGATCGCCTGGGCTGACGTCGAGAAGATTCACTACGTCGGCAACATCCTTGCCCCCAGTAAGGTATTGAGCAGGCTTTAGTCTTAAGCCCAAAAATCTGAGCCCGCCTAGCGCGGGCTTTTTTTCGTCCAGACAAAAATGAATATGGGTCAGATCATATTTTTATGAGAATCCCCATTGACAGCAAATATGAGCAAACTCATACTCATACTCACTCCATCGCCGGATCAACACCGGCCAGATCCAGAGGCATTCCCGTATGCCACCGCTCTTTAAAAACCAGCAGATGAGCCACCAGGCGCCGAGTTAAGCCGGCCGTTGAGCCCTGGTGGACGTTACGCAACGCAGCAAGCTTCCTCGCTCGACATGTCGACCCGCAGGTTTGCTGATCAATACCGATTTCACTGGCTGGCCTTGGCGACAGGGCCAGACGGGAAATAAACCGCTTTGAGGGCATGACGATGGCTAAACGGCCAACCAATCGCATCAAGTACAAGATCTGGGGTGAGGACAGCTCAACGGAGTTCGACGGCGGCATCGCCGAGGGGCTTTATTACGGAGCCTGGAGCCTTTCTGTTGGCGATCGACAGCAGCTGATAGACAGGCTGATCGAGCAGCAGAAGAAAGTTCTGAGCCAGTCACCCTGCGTTGCGTCAGCCTGACGATAACTGCCCGGTTCACCTGGTTCCCCATCACCAGGCTGCATCGGTGTGTGACCTGGATGCGCAGGCTGATGCGCAAACCGCACCTCGTTTGGCAGCTACTGAGGCACATCGAGTTAGGCGCCAACGCCGGAGATCAGCACCGGCCAGATCACACACCAATGCAGCACTTAAAGCTCACCATCATGCGCTTTACGGCCAATAAAACTCACCACCATCAACCTTAAATCGGCTCCATCGGTCGTGACGTTCGCCCTCCCCTTGGTCCGGGAGGTAGACGGCAGCGAGCGTCACGACCAATGCAGCCACCCCGCACGAGCAAATCATGGACACGATCACCATCGGCGCATGGATCGGCCACCTCGGCCGTGGCCTGGCGCCTCGCGAATTGCAATGCATCCTCGATGTCGCCCAGGGCTTCACCACCAAGGAAATCGCACGGCACTTCGGCATCAGCGAAAGCGGTGTCGAGAAGCGCATCGGCGACGCCATGTTGAAGCTGGGTGTTGCCCGGCGGGCTGCGGCCGTGGCCGAAGCCATGCGCCGCCAGATCATCAGCCCTATCTGCATCGCCCTGGCTGCCCTCATCACCATGCACGCGGTGATCGACGACAGCGACCCAATGCGCCGCGACCGCCGAGCGCCGGAGCGACGCACCGCCCAAGTTCGAATCGTTCGCAAGGCCGAGGCCTTCGAGCTCCACGCCTGACCCACTGAGGACCACCCCATGCAAGCAGCCATCCAACAAAGCCAGGACAAGCTCGAAGCCCTGCGCCAGGAAGTGATCACGGCCACCGAGGCATTCCGCGCCAAATCTCGCTTCTTTGTCACCCAAAGCGGCAACGGCTGGGCCGTCGTCTCTGCCAGCAACAACCGCGTATACGGACGCAACACCAGCTACGCACAGGCCGTCCGCTATGCGCAGAGCCTGGAGCGCGCGATTGATGCCAAGACCCTCCCGGTGGTCGCTGTGGTGAAGGTCCGCCAGGTCGGGGAAAGCGCCACACGCTGGGCGGCACTCGTTGTCTTGGCCATGATCTTGCTGGCCGGGGCGGCGTCGTCATGAGCCGCGGGGTAAACAAAGTCATCCTGGTCGGCACCTGCGGCCAGGACCCGGAAGTGCGATACCTGCCCAACGGCAATGCCGTCACCAACCTCAGCCTGGCCACCAGCGAGCAGTGGACGGACAAGCGGTCGGGCGAGAAGGTCGAGCGCACCGAGTGGCACCGGGTTTCGCTGTTCGGGAAAGTCGCAGAGATCGCCGGCGAGTACCTGCGCAAGGGCGCCCAGTGCTACATCGAGGGCAAGCTGCAGACCCGCGAGTGGGAGAAAGACGGCATAAAGCGCTACACCACCGAAATCGTGGTCGACATCAACGGCACGATGCAGCTGCTCGGCAGCCGGCCGCAGGGGCAGCAGCCCGCACAGGCGCAAGATCGGCAACAGCAGCAACACCGGCCAGCGCGCCAGCAGCCGAACCAGCAGGCGGCGCCGCCTGACAACGACAGCTTCGACGACGACATACCGTTCGCGCCCCTCCACCACCTCGCCGGTGCGTAGCCATGAAGCGCCGGCAGCTGGTCCACCCTACCGCGTACTACCTCGGGCGGGCCTGCCGAGACAACAGCCAGTCACGCGATGCCCAGCCATACGGCTGGATGACCGTGGACTGCGGCTGGTGGCTTGCCGGCTGGCATGACCGAGACATGGAGCTTTCCGCTTGAAACGCATCACCGCGCGCGTCCGGCACGGCCGGCGCCAGCAGCACATAAATCTGCCGCCCAGCGGCTTGGGAGGTACTGGGGATGGCCGAGGAAAAGACCGGAGTCGCGAAGCACTCTGCGGACTACCGGGCCCGGAAGAAGGCTCTGGCCGAGAAGCTGGGCATAGAGAAGGTGTTCTTCAACATGCCCGCCGGGATCAAGGCTGCCATGGCTGTCGAGATCGAGCACCACGGCTACGACCAGGTGCAGGAGCTCTGGCAGGACTTGGCCCTGTCGTGGATCGCGCAGGATCCTGAAGAGCGGGCTCGTCGCCTTGAGCGACCTGACGCGCCAGCTTTCTACATCTCGCCAAAACTAGCGCGCCAGTTCGAAGAAGAGAGCTTGCGCGACATCCGCCGCAACCCAGGCGACGAAATCGTACCGCCAGGCCAGTAACCCACCTTACACCACCGCATCCGGCCACGGAGGGCGGCACATGCACGGAGCTTTCACAATGCAGATTCAACGCGAAGGTAATCTTTCGTTCGGCGACGCCCGCCTGTCCATCTGGGAAGAAGGCATCTCCGCTGCTCGCGACGCCGGTGGTGTCCGCGGCGCAGATGCTTGGGAGAAACAGTTCAAGCGCGAAGTTTTCAAGCGCATCATCCAGACCCTCAATCGCCTGGGCTGGACTGTTGGCCCCGACCTCGATGCCGAGAAGAATTACAAATGCATCGCCCACGGTATGCGGTGGTGCAGCAAAGGCGACTTGAAGGCGGACCTTAAGGTTAGCGGCCGGTCGATCACCTTCGAAATGTTCCAGAACGTGAACGCTCCAGATCGCCCGGACCATGGCGGACGGCATCAGTCGAACAAAGAGTTCCACATGCCATACGTCATGCGCCTGGAGATGGAGCGTACCCGCCGCAAGATTCGCGACTACCTGTGCGCCGTTTTCACCGACTACAAGTTCACCCCTGCTGATCCGCGCAGTATGGGCCCTGGCATCTGCACTGCCATGGAAAGGGTTGAGCGCCACCACGCAGCGCACCGGAACAAAGGTCGACTTGTCGACTTTGTCGCCCCGAAACACAGCTACAAGTCGAAAGACGGTGATCTTCTGCAGCACGGCCAGAAGGTCTGGATCTGCGATCGCAAAGGCCGTGTGCTGCCTGGCACCGCCTACTACAACAGTGGCCAGATGTGGTGGGTGGTCACATCCCGCTACGACTACACCAACGTCGCCAATTGCGAGATCTGGACCGTCAACCCTGGCGACCTACGCCGCAAACGCAATGAATGGGTGCGCCGAAAACGGCTGGAAGCACTGATGTCGGCAGCAGCTGCACGGATGGACTTCAAGAAGGCTGAAACCTTGAAGAACATCCTGTTCCCGCCGCAGGAGTCGCTCTACATGATCTGGACGGATCGTCACGGCGGGGCCTACTTCGGCCCGAACTACAGCGGTTACACCAGCGACACGACTCAGGCTGGCAAGTACACCCGCGCCGAGCTGAAGCCTTACCTGGGCGATGCCGACGAGAAGGACCACCTGCGCGCCGTTCCAGTTCGCAAAGCCGCCTGACCATCCCGCGCTGCCCGCCAGCGCCTTCCCCTATTCAACGATAACGCCTCCCCGGCGAGGGCGGCGCGTGGAGCATCCATGCAAATCCCTAAAGACGTTGAGGCCTTGGTGGCCTCCGGCGCGCTGTTTGTCGCGAATCATTCAGGCGGTAAAGACTCCCAGGCCCAGCTGATCAAGCTGCTTGAGGTCATCCCGAAAGCACAGATCGTTGTCGTGCACGCCTCCCTTGGTGAGCTCGAATGGCCTGGTGCGCTGGAGCTAGCCCGCGATCAGGCTGCCGACGCCGGCCTGGAATTCATCGTGGCCAAGGCCAACAAGACTTTGTTCGATATGGTCGAGCGCCGCTTCGAGAGCCGCCCTGAAGTTCCGAGTTGGCCATCAGCGAGCCATCGCCAGTGCACCAGCGACCTCAAGCGAGGACCTATCCAGCGCGAGGTGCGCCGCTACGCAAAGGCAAATGGCTTCAAGGTGATCGTCAACTGCCTGGGCCTGCGCGCGCAGGAATCCCCAGGCAGAGCCAAGCGGCAGTCATTCAGTCGCATGGGGATCAGCAACAGCGTGAATACCTGGTTCGAGTGGCTACCCGTGCACGACCTTTCGACGATCGAGGTGTTCGGCATCATCGAAGCGGCCGGCCAGAAGCCTCACTACGCCTACGCACTCGGAAATGAGCGACTCAGCTGCGTGTTTTGCATCATGGCTAGCAAGAACGACCTGGTGAATGGGGCGGCGAATAACCCGGCACTGCTTGCCAAGTACGACGCGCTTGAGAAGCGCACCGGCTACACCATGCACATGAATCGCATACCCCTGGTCGAACTGGCCGCCTAACCCCTTCCTGATTCGAGAATCGCCTCCCTGCGAGGGCGGCGCCTGCCTGGAGATCACCATGAGCACATTCGCAGTGTTCGGCATGACCCGTGATGTAGCGCTGGCCGAGGCCAAGAAGCGCGTCAAAACCAGCAAGCCTGGCAAGCCGGGCGGACCATCGATTCAGCTGACGCCTGCGCAGTGGGAGGAAGCGGTCGCCAAGTACGTCGACAAGCTCATGGGCGGCGAGAAGGTGAAGCAGCTCAGCAACATGTTCGACGCCCCCCAGTACGCCCAGCAGTTCATGGATCTGGCCAAGCGCTCTGGCGAATGCCGTGATCTGCGGATACGGGCCCGCTGCGCGATGACTGACGCGAAGGGCAATCCCATCCTGAACCCAAAGACCAAGATGCCGCGAATCGGCTGGACCGAATGGCAGCCGGAGTCGAAAGCCGCATGAAGCGAGATATCCCCATGCCCACAGAAAGCCGATCCAACAACGCCGACGGCTGGATAGCCTGCGACGACGGCCTGCACCTGATCCAGATGGACAAGAACCTCAGCCATTACGGCTGGGTGTTCAGGAAAGTTGATGGAGGCCTGCCCTACTCGGTTCGCGAAGCCACATCCCACGAAATGGCACATGCCCAAGCTCGCCAGCACCTGCGGATTGGAGTTGCGCAGATCGCTGGACAGGCGCCAGCCCCGCAGCCCCACGCCGAGCCGATAGCGTGGATGGTTGGTACTGCCTTCTGGTGGACGAAAGAAACGGCAGAGCGGGATGCGGCGGCGACCGGGCTGCCGATTGTTGGCCTGGGGCCGATGACCTGCAGCACCGAGGTCGAGCAGTTGCGCGAAGTCATCAAGCACTCTGACGCGCAGCTCATGCGGCAGAGCATGCGCATTTCAAATCAGCGCGCCCAGCTGGCCGAGGCACAGGCGCTGCTGCGTGAAGCCGACGAGTTCATGTACATCATGACCGCGCATGACGGGCACGCCAAGCTCGCTCACCGGTACGGAAAAGATTGGTGGGATGCTAT